ACCATTGATGGGACTGGCTCTTTTGCGTAGTTGAGTGCAGCCTTCTCGAGTTCTACTGCTGCTGCAACTGTGCGGCCTGATCGAGTTAAGAAACCCTCATCGTACCCATCAAATCTAATGATTGAACCAATGCCTGCGATTGGAGCCATAACACCATCGACTAAGTAACCATCGATTGCTGTCATATTATTATTAAACTTTTGTGTTACACGCTTTGGATCAATGCGAGTCCATGCGCGTACTCGACCATCCTCTGCATAAGCATCGAGGACTAATCCGAAGCCAACGCCATACATCCAGATGTCTTCCGCAAGCCAGTTGTACACAACGAATCCTGAAACTCGTGGATCTGGTTGATTGATTACTCTTAATGGCTCTACATGTTGTCCAGTAATTTTGTTGTATTGCTCAAGAGGTAATGATCCGATTGTTCCACAGATAATGTTGCGAGCTCTTGAAACTGCTGGCACCGACATTGCTGTTGCGCGATCGATTGCAGTTGGTGCATTCAATGTGCCGTAAAGAGAGTTGGCAAGATTAAATGGAGTGAGTGAAGCCTCGACATCTACAGTCTTTTGAACTGGAGCCGATTTTGAAAATAAATCGAATAGTCCCATTAGCACTAATTGTACCATATGTCCAAATTATCCGATTACGATGTCATCCTCAGATTCAGGTCGTGTCGCAAAGTGGCAAACCATAGCCATTGCCACAGCTGCACAGATTGTTGAATTGGAAACCTTCCGCCCTAAGTACCAGCCGCCATCGCGGAATGGAAGTTTGACGGCAGATAAGACCTGCTTTGTTAATTCATCTTGGTTAGCATGGATCAGTCTTTGCGAAGTAATAGCCGACAGCATTTCATCACAGGCTTGGCCATAGATTGCGCCATCGATCGGAGTGGTCGGGATTCCGGCTGGAGCCAACCTTGCTGCGACTGCTCCTGAAGTCTGCCGAGAATAAGCGACAGTCTCGACCTGATATTTACGAACCCAATCGCCCACCGAGTTAGCCATTTGTTTGTCATCTAGATTGACAGGATTGGTATAAGTATCCAGAAGCACTACTATAAACTTATCGCCATCAGTTCGCTGTGCAGCAAGTAATGCGCCCTCTCTGCGATCCGGACTGAGGTCAATGGCAAACCAAGTGGACTTTTCTTTGTCCAATTTTGCTTTGTCTTTAGAACAGGCAGTCCATGATGACGGGTTGATTGCTGGATTAATCTGAGATACCCATTGGCACAATAGTTCGGTCCGGACAATGGATTCATCATCCATCATCGCAGCTTCTAGATTCTCGATCGAGATTGTGTGACCTAAAGATGGATTGGCTTGAGCCCACGCATCTCGATCATCAATTTTGCACCCTGGCTCAGCAGACCATTCGAACCAGCCAATGCGATCATCTGCCCCACCAGCTGCCGCGATTCCTCTATCGCGTAAACGATTCAGGATTACGGAATGCTGATCACCGGCATTAGAAAAAATTAGAGTTTGTGGATTGACCGTTGCCATCTGGGTATATCGAAGCGATGACCAGACTTCATCATCATGAAACTCTCGAACCTCATCCATGTAGACAGTATCCGGAGCGGCAATACCGCGAGAGGCTGAGTTATTGGCTCGGACTAAGTAACGCTCACCAGTTGAGAGCTTGATTTCTTGAGAACCTTTGGACTCGTACTTCTTGCCAAAGCGATCTGCAAGATGAGCAAAGGATTGGATCGTGTCATCGATCTTCCAGAAGATTTCAGAAGAGGTTGTCAGTTTGTGAGCCGTGTGAACCTGCAATTTCTGCTCGAGTGCATACATTCGCCACAAGATCATAAGCTGCATGAATGTACTTTTGCCGTTTTGCCGGCTGATAATCACGCCCACTTCCTTGAAATACCACTTGTCATCTTCCGTGACTTTGCAGATCTCGTGAGCCAAGAATTGTTGCCAAGGTAGCAGCGTGAACCCGATTGACTCGCAAAACTCGATGAAATCGATGCCGTAACTGGGCAAATCTGGTGATTTAGTCCATATTCGGGGTTCTATCACACCTCGGTAAGCCTTCTGAGGCTGTTTTAAGCCTGTTTGAGACTTATTAGGCATCTTATGACCTATTCATCCTGATAGTGGCTTATTTCGCCATTTTTCGGGATAAAAGAACCAGGGAGGGTCATGGGTGTCCTAGCACTCTCAAAAAACCTACCCCCTTTAGAGAAGTTACATGTTCTGCATAATACTTGAAGATTATTGTCCTCATCACTACCACCAAGCTTGCGTGGAATAATATGATCGACTGTATCACCTTCAAGTCCACACCTTTGGCATGTCCTTTGATCGCGTCTTAGTATGCGCTCTCTTATTCTTCTCCATTGAGATGATGATCCATTAGATAATGCAGACTTCTTCAATGCCAGCCCTTATCCTTGAAGTGTTGCCATGCAATACATGGTTCACCATATCGATGACCGATATAGTCCAGTCCCCATTGTACTTGCTCATATCCATTAAGTGTTGATAAGTAAATGCTTTTACCTTGTGGTATTCCATAGTGACTACCTGATCGAGCTAATGGGTTCCATGCTGATTCTTTACCATAGAGAGCTGCTAAGCATTTATATTCTTTGATGTTAAAGTCTAATAGATAGAGAGAATACTCTTTATAGCTTATGTATTCTTTAATGCTTGTAGAACCTGCGTTCTGCATTGAGAACAGAGATATCCCCAATGCTAGCAGCACCCCCAGCGCTACAGCCCTACGGGGCGCTGGGTGAGCCTTTGAGAGGCTCTGCTCACTTAGCATACTGACCTTGTCAAATACTCCGCGTAATCTTGGGCGTGTCATCACTTATTTACCTCCTGTGGATAACTTATGTGGATAACTATTTATCGGTTGAGTAGAAGCCCTTGCCCTTAAAGTGAACAGCAGGTGTATTGATCTTCCTAGCCATAGGACGATTACACATCATGCATGGCACTACTGGTCGATCGTCGAATCCATGATTGACTTCTGTGAATAGATTGCAGATGAAACATGCGTAGTCGTAGGCTGGCAAGTTAAGCACTTCCTTATCATGTATGAGCCACATCCAGAGCACCGGTCTATGTCTGCTTCTGTGGGTTCTTTGTCTAGGTGACCGTATTTTAATATGAGTAGTGGCAATAGATCGGCTAAGCGGATAATGCAAGCATATTCAGCTGCATCTTCTCCTTGCCCATTTAGCCGTATAACTCCAAAACCTAGATCCCCCGATTTATCAGTTCTGGACTTCAATTGTTTTAAGTAAGCCAAGGGTTGAAACCCAGCCCTTGCCTTTACTTCAATGTCGAACGGGACATTAACAATATCCTTGCCACTACCCCTTCCCACACATGCGCCAGACCACCAAGTCGATAGGTACTCAGCTACTACGCGCTCTGTGCGGAAACCTCTGTGCTTTCTTGCTTGACTAGCCAATGAATTGTCTCCATTGTGGACATGCAGCACAGCTAGTGCCTTTTAAGTTGTTACATCTAAAACAACTAGCGACCAAATTTGATGGAAAGTCCGATCCACCCAAATGACTTGGAATCACATGGTCTACTTGGTTGGCTGCTTCTCCACAATAAGCGCATGAGTGGTTATCTCTTAATAAAACCCATCGCTTTACATATTTTAGACTTCTAGGCCATTTAGAGGTCGATCCTTTTATTGGCTTGGTCTCTTTCCAAAACTTAACTCCTAACTTAGAACGCCTTTGATAAACAGCATGTGGTGTTATGCCTAAAGTCTCAGCAAGTTCTTTAGCAGTCAAATGCCTTTGAGATATTAACTCATCAGCTTCTTTTGTCCAGATCATCCATTGACTGCTTTGCATTTAGCACATTGCCATGACACTATGCCATTAACAGCATCGGATGAGATGTCTTGCAGATTCTTGATCTGAACTGGCTCATTACATAACTGACATGGCACAAAAGCAGACATGAGATCTACCCATTCACCATTGATCTTGATACCTATGTTACCCATGATTATCCTCTCGGTTTCTGTGGTTCGAACTTGCCATTAGATCCAAGTGTGTACCACTTGGTAGGGCATCGATGAGCTGTTGAGATTGCTGAATCGCAGAAATAACCGCCCCAAGCCCTGCCATTCTTCTGACCTTCTTTCCAGAGCATGTGTCCATGCTCGCATGATGGTGCTTCTACTGCTTCACCTGTTCCCATTACAGCTGTGATGTTTTCCATTGCCTTTTCCAAAGTGACTGGAGCATCTACTACTTTTATGTAGTCATTGACTGGTGTAGTCCAGTAATCCTGCTCTGGTACGACATCTTGTACCG